CAAATTCAACAGCAGTCACAGTAGTCATAATCTTCCTTAATTTCAACGATAGAGAGATTATTCCTCAATTCGCAATTAAAGACAACACCTTTCTCTCCACGAGCTAAGTTGTTGTTTTTACAGGGATTAATAACCCTACAGAGTAGTAGGGAATAGGTAGGTAAGTAGACACTTACTAGGGATCTCTGTCTCTCTATCAACCCCTAACACAGTGATTCTACTCCAAAGTCAAATATAAAACAAATCTAAATTGCAATATTGCATCTAGGTTTCTTCCCAGATGTCTCCGTCTTGCACGAATCGCCCTCTTCCGAGATCAATAGGTTTCATGGGTGGCACGGGATCAGGTGTCTTGTTATTACCCTTAGAGACAAAGTTATGTGCAGCGACTTCAGCAGTCTCACTCGTGGCATGCCATTCTCTCAGACCATCAGCGACTGCTTGCTTCTGTTCTGGTGTCCATTTCCGATTCTTGTTTGCTTCATCAGAGCAGGTACGAGAGCAGAATCGTCCTCGCTTGGTGTGCTTCTGTTGGCACTGCTCGCAGGTTTTTTCTTTATACGCCATCTCGGATGCTTGTATTCACATCAAACCCTGTTTTTTCTCTGTCTTCTCCACCATGACTAAATAAGACCTCACATCCATTATTAGCTCTCTTACCTTATCATGTTCCATGCACTCGGGATTCCACAGTCCACCCATCTCTAGGTAGTTTTGTATTCTTTGCAATAACTGTATTCTTTCGTTCATTTTATCGCTTTCCATTCATCCCACTCGTAGTTTCGTTTCTCTTCGAATTCCAGTCGTTTTGGATCATCAAGAGCAGTGAGTTTATCCTCAGACCATTCCTTTGCATCCTCTTCTCTATCGAAATACGGTGAGACTACACGATGATTACTATCAGTCCAGAAGTAGGTATGAGTATGCATTCCAGCATCACGATATCGGATTAGTTTCATTTTCGTTTCCCGAGAGATAAAGAGAGACTACCAGTACTTGCTGTAGTCTGCATTGTCCCAATATGCAGGATTGTTTCGATTCCAGAAGTTCTTTATTAGATATATCGCCATTCCTGTATATCCCATCTTTTGAAATCTTCGACTATCCTGCCCAAAGTAGTGATTCAGTAGTTTAAACTTCTTTGGATTGTACTGCTTAGAAAGAAAGAAGTCTTCACTGGTTCCATACTTTGCAGCGAATCCACCGAACTCTTCAAATCGATCTCTTCTTGTAAGCATAAAAGCACCCACTGCAAAGGGAACTTTGTGTGACATTACTCGATTGATAAGATTAAAGAGCATAAAGCCAATTTGTGCTCGAATGCTATTATCATAGCATTTTGCATATAAACCAACAAGATCTAGATTGTTTTTCTCCAGTGCATCCACGGCATCCTGAATGGTATACTCATTAAAGAATCTCACATCAGCATCAATGAATAAAATGTATGGAGTGATTACCAGTTTTGCACCATTGTTCTTGGCAATAGAGACTGGACCACCTTCAATGATCTCCACATTCAAATCACCCTTTGCTGCATCTATAATCTTTCTTGTATTGTCCGTGGAGCAATCAGCAATGAGTATGCGAGTGTTGTCTATGTTTCGTTGCCATCTCAGGTGCACCAGTAAATTTGCAATATAATTTTCCTCGTTTTTACAAGGAATCACAATCGTAATTTTTTTAGATAACATCGTCTTTCTCTCTAGTCCATGTAATTATTTCCCAGCGACCATCATGGTGTTCAACCAGAGCAGTGCAGGATTCTACCCAGTCGCCATCGTTCATATAGGTAACATCATCAACGAGTTTTATCTCTGCTTGATGAATGTGTCCACAGATGACTCCATCGTATCCTCTCTTTTTGCAGTATCGAGCAAGATTATGTTCGAATTTAAAGACGAAGTCCACTGCCTTTTTGACTCTTCCTTTAAGGTATTTACTAAGAGACCAATAACCAAACCCCATACGATGACGAATCCAGTTATATTTGCTATTAAGACTAAGAACGAAATCATATGCCTTATCTCCAAGAAAAGCAATCCATGGTGCCAGACGAGTAATTCCATCAAACAAATCACCATGAGTCACAAGATATTTTTTACCATCCACTCCAATATGATCACACTGATTGCACAACTCAACAGAGCCAAAGTTTAATCCCAGCGGAATCATCGGTCTTAAAAACTCATCATGATTCCCTGCCACATAGATGACTCGTGTGTCTCGCTTTGCATGACCCAAAATGCGACGAACAACATTAGTGTGAGATTGTTTCCATCTCCACTTGTTCTGTTGTATTCTCCATGCATCTATGATATCTCCAACAAGATAAAGAGTATCACAGGTATTGTGCTTCAGAAAGTTATTCAGTGCTTCTGCTTTGCAGTCTCGAGTACCAAGATGCACATCGGAGATAAAAATAGTGCGATAGGTTTTGATCATCCGTGTTATGTTTCATAACCTATATGTGCTGGTGCTTCAGCGACTTTTACTTTATAGGATGGAGGATTGACTTTGGCAAACTCAACGATTTTAGATGCTGTTTGCAGGTGTCTGTCCTCGTATTCTTTGAGTCGTCTATTCGCATCTGCCAGTTGTTGCTGGAGTGCATTAATCGCTTCACCCATCGCTAGGATTGCTTCAGTCTCTCTTTGTTGATTTGTCTTCATTGAGTTTCTCTTTTAGGTTTATCCACCACTCAATCATACAATCACCGAGCCAGATTGGTACTCGGACGAATATTGCATAGAGTGATAGAATGATTAGCGTAAAGGGAAAGAGAACAATCGTCACTATTCCCAACAACCACTTAGTAAATGTATTCATGATTCCTCATAGCGACAAGAGTTGATTCTTATATTTCTGTATCTCGTCTTTTAATTTGAGTCGTTTCTTCTTAAGATTGTGGCACTCGACCGACTCATCCCAGTGACAATCCAACTCTGTTATTTCTTTATCTATTGCTCGATGCTGCTCTTCAAGATGGCTGATGTGGTGCTCCAGTTTCTCTTTTGTAATCATAGTAGCCAGTTTCCATTAAAGTTACTCAGGTACTCTTGGTACTCTCGCTGAAGCATTTCCTCGAATTCTTTCTTGTAATCGATGCCATGCAATCTCTGCATGCTGGTTATCATCTTATCGTCAAAGGATGGAGCAAGATCGCCTTTCCATTCTTCAAATGACATTGGTGTTTCTTGATTTAAGTTTGTACCCATTCTAGTGCCTCTTGATCAGTGTATAGTAACTCATTATGAATTTCATGTTGCTCATAACAATAAAGGCAAACAGTTTTATAACCGATTGCCTTTGTGTTTTCTCTTGACCAGTCTTTGGTCATGATGCTGTAGTGCCTATCAAAATTATCTTCTCGATGACCACATGACAAAATAACGGACATTATCCACCTCTACCTGCTGCTCGTTTGATTGGTTTATTGGACTGAATGTTCTTCAGTGCTTGTTTAATCATGCCAGTTGCTTCTTTTGGACTATGTCCTCGCTGGAGCAAGTCTTTCTTGGCTTTCTTCTTTGTTCGCTTTAGAAGTTTCTTTGCTTCCCACTGTTCTTTAAACGAAATTGGTTCAACTTTATCTGTCATATTATCTCCTTGTTGGAGCAGGATATCGGATTTGAACCGATGACATTTTCGTTGGCAACGAAACATTCTACCACTGAATTAATCCTGCATCATTATTACTTATTATACATCAAAGACACTTGCAAGGCAAATTATGCTGCACGCATGTATGACTTGTATCGGTCTGCAGCGTAGGATGCTGCAAATGCGTTTGGCTTTACGAATGGAACAACATTGCACATACCTTTAATGTAACCGACTGCTTCGTTTATTACACATGATGATCCATGCATTTCGTCTGGATTAATATCCAAATGCACTTGGACTTCTCTGTCCTCAAGCACATCATGTAATTTCAGATACAACTCTGCAATTTTGTATACTTCGTTCATCAATCGCATTCTTGGTTTATCTTTTTTCTGGTCATAGTCTCTCTCACGAGATACTTCACCGAAGATTTTGCAACCATTGTTACCATTGATATGAACCACAATCACTAAGATATAATCAGCGTAGAAGTCATCACCGATATTAAATCGTTCAGAGTCACCACCGATATAAATCTTTGATTCAGGACTCTGTGCCATGATGAATTGTTTTACTTCATCAATGTCGATATCTTTACGCATTATGCACCTTCTATCTTAAATTGGAGCGGGATGAGAGAATCGAACTCTCAACAACAGATTGGAAATCTGTAGTTTTACCATTAAACTAATCCCGCATTGGCATCCCGACAGGGACTCGAACCCCGACCAACAGTTTTGGAGACTGGTATGCTGCCATTACACTATCGAGATATTATTTCTTTTCTACTTCTACTTCCTCATTAGCCATTTCCATAGTGGCTATTCTTTTTGCTTCTGACTTACTCACAACATCGTCTCGCTGAAAGATTGCATTCCAACGATTCTCATATTCATTTTGTGTTACACTGAATGGTCTTGGTTTACTACCTTTACCACCATCTGACATATTACCCAAATGTATGCACTCCTATATGTTTTGCAGTTGCCCATGGAGCCAAATATATTTCTCCACCAGAATCAGTCCAAGATTTACAGAAATGATAATCTTCTGAAAGATAGTTATCATTATCTATACTGGTGCTAAAGAAATCATAAACTCTTTGCCCACGAAAAACATTATTATCTGTATATGATTTAGTGTTCGGTTTAAGAGTTTCAAATACCTTTCTCTTTATCAACATATATCCAGTGCCAACATTTTTAATTCGCATTGGATTTTGTAAATCTTTAAGTCTAGGATCCTCACCCTCAAAAACATTAAATACATATTCTGATGCTTCTAACTTAAGACACTCTGCTGGACAACCCATCTGAACTACTTTATGAATTTTATCCCAATCAATCATTTTCTTTGGATAACATCCACCGATAATATCTTTATCAGCTTCAAGCATTTTAATCACATCGAGTGGACTAATTACCACATCAGCGTCCAAGAATAAAAGATGCGTATAATCACCTGTTAAGAACTCGTGTGCCAATGTATTTCTTGCTCTGGTGATAATAGACTCATTATACAAAAAATTAAAATGATTTTTAATATCGTTTTCTTTTAATGTATTGAGGAGTTTAATCAAAGCAAGTGCATAGTCACCATGACATACACTACCATACATTGGAGTCGCAATAAAGACATTAATCATATAACACTGTTCCTTGGAATATAGTTTTTAATTCTAGTATCAAATGCTATTGATATTCTATCTGTTGACGACTGGTTTTGTTTCACATGATGCATAATCCAAGATGGGAATATTACAAGTTTACCAGTCATTGGTCTGATACTCCACATCTCAGAATTGTATGAGTTATAGTTCTCTACAATCTCTGGTTGCACGACATGTCGTATCGAAGATATAGGAGACAATAATTCTAAATTTCCAGTGTTTTCCATCACATCTGCTTTAACATAATAAACAGCTGATAGAAACGAGAAATTATGCATATGAGGTTCATCAATATAAACACCATTATTAATATTTCTCCAACATGCAGATATTTCTAACTCTTGTTGCTTAGAAAACCCTGTTGTATGAAATACCTCGTTCACTTTAGTTTCTACAATTTTAATCAATTCCTGCATCTCTGCATATGTGATTAAGTTTTTACTCTCGCTTGTATCTACTTCTCTGCAAAAGTTCTCTAATCTATCATTATCAACAGATATAAAATCACTTGCTAGAAATGTAGAAAATATACTTTCAATATTCATAATGTCCTTGTATGGTGCTCTGTTACGGATTCGAACCGCAGACCTACTGATTACTAATCAGTTGCTCTACCAACTGAGCTACTAGAGCATATTAACTACTTATTTGGTGGAGGATGGGAGGATCGAACTCCCACTTCATGCTTGCAAAGCACATGTGCTCCCATTATCACTAATCCCCCAATACTGGCTCCAAAGATAGGGATCGAACCTATGACCAACAGATTAACAGTCTGCTGCACTACCGCTGTGCTACTTTGGAATAATCTTAATACAATCTATCAGGCATTGATTGCAGTGCTAATTTCTTCTTCCATCTTTTCTTAGCTGCATTCTTTGCCATTTTTCTTTTTGTTGTTGGTTTAATATATGCTTGTCTTTCTCGCAAATCCATTAACAATCCACTCTCTTCTACTTTCTTCTTGAATTGTCTCATTGCCTTTTCAAACTTACCATCTTCCACAACTACTACATTACCAAACTCTTTAATACGCTTTCCTTTCAGATTACGCAATATATTCTCCTTGTATGGTGCCCAGAGAGAGACTCGAACTCTCACCCGAAGACTGGCTTCTAAGACCAGCGTGTCTACCAATTCCACCATCTGGGCATAACTCGTTTACAAAATCTAACAAAAACTTATGATGTCTTCCATCGTTCCAGTGCTTGTTTATGTATTGCCATGGTTTCTCATACCAATACAAAGGTGCTTCAGGATGACATCCTATCAATCCTATTCTTCCTTGAATGATTGCCATTGGATCACCATTGGCATATCGTGCGATTGTCTTGAATTTACTTTCATCACCAATCAATGCACAACCATCATAAAAGTACATGTGTTCTTTCGAACCATTCCATTCTACTTCAGCAACTGTTCCAAAACTTCTACGAACTTTAGCATCGGGTCTTTTAATATACTGTACAGAATCTAAATTATCCAGTATATCAAAATACCGACTTCCAGCCCAATAAGCACCCATGCAGATACCAAGATAGCAACCACCTCTCTGTATGAATTCGGCGATGCGATTCGCTCTTCTTCTAGTGAAGAAATTAAAATACGAGTCGCTATCACCAATACCACCAGGAAAAGCAATAACATCAATACTGGTAAAGAAGTCATCATCATCTAATTCCTTCTCGCTAAAAATTCTAATTTGATATGAAGACGACAGTGCATGAACCATTGCATATACGCAATCTTCAGAACATTCTGGGTCGTGCAGGTATAATGCCATTCTTTTCATATCATGTATTTATGGTCCGAGTGGCAGGATTCGAACCTGCGATCTTCTGCTCCCAAAGCAGACGGATTGAACCAGACTTTCCTACACTCGGTAATTTGGTGGTGATGAGTGGAATCGAGCCACTAACCTCCTGCGTATGAAGCAGATGCACTACCGTTGTGCTACATCACCATGGTGCTCCGTGAGAGAATCGAACTCCCATTCTCGGATTACAAAACCGATGTTCTACCATTTAACTAACAGAGCAAATGCTTCCTTGTGATCGTGGTAATTATAGCACATCAGTTTACTTCTGGTTTGTGTACATCGCACCAGTTTCTCCATCAAGTATGCCCTCCACCCACTCGCCATCACAAGGACTCTCGTGTTGCCAACGCTGGTTAGGTAGACCCATGGATGAACCCATGCCCTATTCAAAGGGAGAACCATCCTACTGATCGTCAATCAGTTTCTCTCGTGCGGATCACACTAGCAGTGATTAGCTGCAGGTTTGGTTGCAGAGGTTGGATTCGAACCAACGATTTCATGGCTTATGAGACCAGACGGATAGACCACTTCCATACTCTGCGATAACTTGGCGACTCGTAGGAGAATCGAACTCCTGTGTCCTGCTAGACAGGCAGGCATAATGACCATTATATTAACGAGCCTAATTTGGTGCGTGAAGATGGATTCGAACCACCATTGTTTACCACGAGGGAACAGATTTACAGTCTGCTGCAACACCACCATCGTTGCCGTTCACGCATAATATTAGTTTAGTGTTATCGTGCCTATTTGTCAACAATGTAGCTAGCACTGACAAGCGAATAACAGTTTTATCAGACAGTGTCGGTCGCACCCTAACTGTCGAGTAGTCATAGCGTCCTATGACGATACCTTGATAACACTAAACTAATACCACATTTAATTACACTGGATGTTTGACAGAATAAACAGTTTTGAACCTGCCCTACCATGCCGTCCATGGACTTGTCTGTCAACCACATTACTTGCCAAGTTGTTCCAGCGTGACTACTGATCGAAGCCTATGCTGATTTCCATCTTTCGTGTAACTTAGCAGTTCCAACTCCGTCAGTTGAAAGCAAACTAAATTACCTACTGGCTTGGTAACCAATGTAATTAAATCTGGTACTCGATGGGGGAATCGAACCCCTCCTTCCTGCCGTGAAAGGGCAGTGTCCTAACCGATAGACGAATCGAGCATGGTGGTAGTTTTTTACAAGAACTACCAAACTTGCTTGCATGGGAGGTTTGTAGGCGAGTTGCAACATCCAGTGCCATGCTTGCCTCATGCGTATGAATTCACACACGACTTATAGAGGACTTTTGAATAAACTATTATACCTCAACTAATCTTGCAAGACAAGAACTATTTTGCAATTTGCTAGTAATTTTTCAACTAGCGACCTCGGAGATCCGATCTCTCTGTCTTACACTCGGTGCACCTATGTTGGCATAGGTCTTTGGTTGTACCACTGTTCCTCAGTGGACACCAAGTGGTGTTTGTTTTTTCATTTCATAGATGAATTCTACATCAACCATGAATTTACGACAACAACTCATTTAATAACCTTACAATCTAAAGTAATACTAAAGTATTACTGGAAGTGAGAGTGGGAATCGAACCCACGAACAACAGTTTTGCAGACTGCGACATTACCATTCTGTCATCTCACTATAATTCTGGCACGGCATGCAGGAATCGAACCCACATTCGCACTTTAGAAGAGTGCTGTCCTATCCATTGAACGAATGCCGTATTGGTGCGAGTAGCAGGAATCGAACCAGCAAGCCGAAGCGGAAGATTTTAAGTCTTCTGTGTTTACCTATTTCACCATACTCGCAGAAACTTTATTATACATCAACAAACATTGCATGTCAACAACTATCTGGTGCCCCTGCTGAGATTCGAACTCAGAACAATTTCTCCTTTTGAGAGAGACGACTTTCCCAATTTGTCCACAGGGGCATGGTAGTGGGTGTGGGAGTCGAACCCACATTGGCCAATTATCTGTTGCACACGGGATATAAATCCGCTGTTTTACCGTTAAACTAACCCACTAAATTTGGCGGAAGATGTGAGAGTCGAACTCACTGACCATATTCCTACGATCTACAGTTTAGCAAACTGCTGCATTACCGTCCTGCCCATCTTCCTAACTCTGGCACCCAATGAGAGAATCAAACTCCCAACTCCTCGTTCGTAGCAAGGTATGATATTCATTTCACCAATCGGGTATTGGTACCTCGTGACAGGATCGAACTGCCGACCTTCTCCTTGTAAGGGAGACACTCTACCGCTGAGTTAACGAGGCAAAATTTTATTTACTTCAGATTGTATTTTATTGTGAGGAACATTGAGATACATTCCAGGACTACGCTGACCAATGCCAGAGTTGTCAAAGAAATTATCGTAACGCACATTGTACTTACCAAAATCTACATTGGTAGTTTTATACGCACCGATTGTTATCACATACTCAGGTTTTGTCTTTACTTGTTTTAACACTGTAGCAACAGACCCTGCTCCTCTACTAAATCCATACAACTGATATGGAACATTTATTGTACTGATAAATTCTATCGCATCTTTTTCTTTATGCCAAGAAAAAGTTTTGCTGCAGTATGCAAGACGACTAGCGTACACATTCAGTGCACTCTGATCGAACACATCGTTTAATCCTCTGAATGCTATCACATAACCATTACATGCACTAGCAACAAGAGGTAAAAACAGCAGGAATGAAATTATAGTTTTTATCATATGTTTGGTGGAAGCGGTGAGATTCGAACTCACGGAGCCATCTCTGACTCGACAGTTTTCAAGACTGTTGCAATAAACCAGACTCTGCCACACTTCCGTTAATTGGTAGCCAATAGTGGATTTGAACCACTGACCAATACCTTATCAAGATACTGCTCTACCACTGAGCTAATTGGCTATGAGTTTTTATCTATAACGATTAATAAAATGATCACCATAATTAGAACTGCCATTGCCCCATTTTGGTTCTCCTTGTTTGGTGCTGCCTAGTAGAATCGAACTACTTTCCGAGGTTCTTCAGACCCCTGCTATGACCACATCAGCTAAAGCAGCATATTAATTTGGGGTGTCCAATGAGGATCGAACTCATACTCTCTCGTTCACAGCAAGAAGTGCAGACCACTACACTATGGACACCATCGAATTTTGGTAGGGGCACAGAGAATCGAACTCTGGTTTACTGGTTAAAAGCCAGTTACTTTACCACTAAGTTATACCCCCAAACTTTGCCAAACAGAAACATGCTGAGTCTCCCTCACGCTATCTCAACTTTCGTGACTCCTCAATGCTAATTCTATCACACAGGGTAAGTACCTGTGTTTCCTAGCAAGGCACACATCACAGAGAATGTTTCTGTTTGGCAGGGGATGATGGACTCGAACCACCGCATGTCGGAATCAAAATCCGATGCCTTACCAACTTGGCGAATCCCCTACAGAATCCCGAATTTTTAAAGAACAGGGCGAGATCTTATCTCATGTTGACATTATTGTCAACCCCTTAAAACAAAAAACCCTCTGGACTTTCGTCTCAGAGGGTTTGGTAAGTAATCTGTTTACTCTACAATTTACTTGCCAAACCCCCTACATGGTAGATTCTCAATAGCATATCCAAATGTTGGACGTGCACTTGACCAATCACACTTCTGTGATAAGGTATGCATCGCAACGGATATGTTTCTGAGTTTCATAGTAGAACGGAATCTTACCTTAATTTGGTTTATTTGTCAAGCAGTTTCTGAAATAACCCTACAACTTGTAAGGTTATCCCAGCGACTACATCTATTTATAACGAATCTTACTTCAAAAGTGAATATTTGTCAAGTATTTTTAAATTTATTTTTAAATACTTTCGTATTCGTCTTTACCTACACCACACTCTGGACATTCAAAGTCATCGGGAAGTTCATCCCACTTACCTTCAGTTGCCTCATCATGCACATGACCACACACTACGCAAATATGATCCATTATAGACCTCCAAGTACTTGTTTGTAAGCATTGGCATGTCGTTCTTCGACTTTCTTCAATGCTGCAAATCGCTTCTCTGCTTTCTTAAGAATCTCTGCAAATTGCTCTGCATGTTCTTTAGACTCAGCGATCTGTTCAACTGCAATACCAGCTGCATGAACATCACCCTCTTTTACTGCAATGGCATGGAACTGCGGATACATTTCTGTATACTCATAAGTCTCTCCATCAATTGCTTTCTGCAAACATTCCTTAGTGGATGGCTTACCGATTAACAACTCAAGATGACCCCATGCGTGTTGGAGTTCTTGGTCGGCAGTTTTCCAAAAATGTTTTGCAACATCTTCGTAACCCTCTTCCATTGCAATCCTAGCGAAATAACGATACTTGATATGAGCCATTGACTCACCAGCCAATGCGCTCTCAAGATTTTTTAATGTCACTGACATATTACCCTTTCAATTTCTATATTACATTTTTCCAAAAAGTCTAACCCGATACTGTCTCTGTATGTATCACGGTAATACACTTTACTTATCCCTGCTCCATAGATGATCTTCGCACAGTGAATGCATGGCGCATGAGTGCAAAACAAAGATGCCCCATCACCACTATCTCCACTCTTTGCTAGTTTGGAGATGGCATTTGCTTCTGCATGAATCACTTCATCTTTGGTTACCAAACTCACTGTGTCATCTGAATGCTGAATTGTATTCTCACATTCGTTTGTCCATCCAGATGGCATACCATTATATCCGATTGAGATAATACGATTGTCTTTCACGACAACCGCACCAACTTGTAATCGTTTTGCACTAGACAACTGTGCGAATCTTGCAGCAGTGTCCATAAATGCATCAACCCACTTTTGTTTCATTTTAAATACACTCTAACTTTTTCTACATTTTTAGCGATATGATTCTCAAGTCTAAACTGCACACGCTTACTTTGTCTCTCTCCAGTGTAAATCATCCACGTTGGTTGATGCACTGTTTCTCTATAAGATTTAAAGATCTTATGTTGTTTGTAATCTCCTGGATAGATGTACTCATACAATTGCATTTCTATTTCCGATTCATATGCTACGTATGAAACACCATTCACCACTACCTCAACAATCAATTTTGGGTACTTTGGAATGTTCACAAAAGTAACACCAATGTTTTTACAATCCATAAAAGAACCACGACTGCTCGCAAAGCATACCATGTTCTGTTCTGAATACTCAGGTTGTGATGGAGCAGTAGCACTACCGAAGACTGCAGCGATTAATGGATTGATAGTTATCAAACCACTCACCACACCACCATGAATATTGGCATATGTGTTGCTTCTTGTTTTACCTTTCTCATCAATCACAGAAGTGAATGCTTGCAGATCTGAAACCCATTTCGGTTGTAGTTGCATGCCGATGTTTAGTGTAACAATAGAACTGTTGCGATCTATCTCATAGGCAGGTCTGCTCACTGTAAATGCAATCATGCTGTTTACATTGTCCAGTTTATCAACTACACCTCTACGTTGTTCGTGTTCTCCAAACTCAATGTTGAACTCTTGTTCATTCTTGCCTGTTACACGATTATCTTTCTTTTCTACTACATCTGCAATAATAGTGACTTCCACACCAGAGTTTACTTGTTTATACTCTGTGACACGAAAAGACTTAATGATACCACCATTGTACTGCTTGGCACTATCACTATATTTTCCGTTTTTGTATTCTTGCTCGCCTGTGATGAAAGTACCAGTGACACTCTCAAGTGCTTGCATCTTTGCGTTTGCAAGTGCAGCATCATAGGTAGATCCATAGCCAGTAACTGTTACCTCTTTTGCACTGGCGATGTTACTAATCAATAGCAGAATTACGAAAAGATATTTCATTTTGCGAGCATCATCGATTTAAGTTTAGCAGAAGATTCAAGTGAACGCTTGTCCACTACGATCATCACTGTCACATTCTTACCATCATCGGTGATTTTGCGATCATCGATATATGCCCCACGGAGAATACCAGAAGATTCTTCTACGATAGACTCAGTGATTTTCTGAGACATTTTAGTTGCTCGATCTTTGCTAACATTTTGATCAATCAACGCATCAGTAAAAGCATCAGATGTTTTCTTCGACTTTAGATCAGACTGAATAAACTCTACAATGTTACGCTTTGCACGTAGTGTTGCAAGGTTCATAGCCTGTTCAATGCCAGCATCATGTTCAATTGGCACGTTAGCAGATGCAGTAGATTTAATTGCTTTCCAATCACCAAACGTAGAAAACTCTACCTCAACCTTACCGAAATTCTTCGCCAAGGAAGCACCCTCCTGTGTCATTTGTCCAGTAGGTTTAGTCGAACTACATGCACCAAGCATCAGTGCGATTACAGCCATAGCGAGGATTCGCTTTTTCATTTCACATTCTCCTTAATTACAACTTTCGCATTATCAAGTTGTCTATCTGCAAAGTTAGCAAAATTACTAAACCCAACAGTTGAGACAATTATACCCAAAACAAAACCAATAATAAGATTAGTCATTTTTTGGCACCTCGATCTTTTCTAGTTCTTCGGCAGGATCCCATTCATCTTCATTGTCCTCTTGCCAAGCACGAACATCTTCAGAGATACAAAACATCTCATTAATCTCAGAAGGAATTTCTTCCTCAATCTCATCAGCTGACATGTCAGAATATTCGTAGAAGTCATCGTAACCATCTTGGTAACGACCACAAAATGCCATTCCAGGTTCATAGTAATAAGCATCTACGTTCCAACCCTCTCCGACGAGAAACTCGTAAATGCAAGTGGGTGGTGACCAAGCAGAGTCAAACGAAATTGTGACAGTAGTTTCATCTACAATTTCATATCCAGCGAGACTGATATCCCACTTCGTACCCCAGTTTTCTACATTCCAGCTGTACCAATTTTCTTCTTGATCAGCAGGACGTGGTCGCAGAATATTGAGAATTTCATAAGGACTATCTCGTTCATCTGACTTCTTCATCTCAACGATAAGTTGATCAATCTTTTCTTTTGGACCAGTTAAAGTCGCATAGTTGTTGCACCAATTAGGCATGATATAGTTTTCCTTTCACTTCATGAATGCTTCAAATAGAGAGATGACATCATTAATGTTTTTAGCATTAACTGCCATTTTGCTTTCTTTGCCATCAGCAAATGTCTTAGTGTACCCACCTTCTTTGAGCCACTCTTTCATTTGTTTCTTCATAGCCTCAAGTTTATCGTCTTGTGCGTTAAACTCGAAGGTTACTTTTACTGGTTCGTTGGATTCGACTGTAGACCAATACCACATCATATACATGTTGTTGCGTGCACTGCTCAAAAAGAATGTCGAGGTCGAATTGATTTTAATCTCTCTCAACTTATTTTTGAATACATGATAGTTAAGAGTAAACCATTCAGGCAGACTCTCAAAGTTATCATACTGCTCGTTCTGAAATTCAGAGAACATCGAGGACAATGGCTTCATAATAAAACACTCCTTGTAGTGACCAGAAACAGAGTTTGCTTCTGGATTTTCAGTTGCAATTAAATAAGACTCAAGTAGGAAAGACTCACCATCTTTTTTACCACCAAACAACTCCAGATTTCTTGCAACAATGTAGCAGTGCTCAAACAAGAATCCTTTGTCCTTTAAATGGGCAAGGCAACGATCTCCATTTCCCTTGCCAACATAAAGTAGTTTGCCATCGTTGTCGATGTATTTGTAGACGTATTGTCCCAAAGTTGCAAAAAATTCACTAGTAGGTTTTTCCATAATATAATTATACTACAATTAGGTATTTTTGTCAACACCTTTTTTTGCAGGTGGAGGGATGAATCCTGCATCCGCTACAAGTTTATGTGTAATCTTTGGAAACAGCTTATGCAACTTCTGATCCTTAACTGCAATTACTACCTTCGCTTCCTCTGGATGAATACCTTCCAATAAACCAACAAACAGAGATTCTCTCTTTAAAGGTTTTATGTCTGGTCGCATGAATACATACAATCTACGTGCCTCAGTATAGAGATTTGTCTCTGTCATGCCCATAGGTTCAGAAGCAGGTTTAAATGGTGGTTCACCCTCTGGCAACAACCACTTATGACTATCCAAGAACGCATGAGCAAATAGTGCTTTCAAAAGAAACTCACTTTTGTATTTCTCAATTGTTTTTGGGTCTTCGTTAATTTCTTTTAACATTTCTACAAGATATTTCTTCATTAGAAGTCCTCGATTTCATCCAACAATAAACGACAACGATGTTCCATGAGATAATTCATCACAGTCATCTTATCTCCCTTAGGTTTACTACTTATGTATGTATTCACGATAGACTGTTTGACTTCTGCTGGAATATTATCAAATGCAATTAGTTTTGCATTACGTTGCCAGTTTCGTTTTTCCTCATCAGTGCGACATGCATCAATACCCTTTTCATAAAACTCTGCCAGTCTTTTTGCACTGACAGGTTTTTGACGATCTCCAACTACAAACACATCATCCTTAGATAGAATGTTTGGAATACCATCACCTGTGTCACCTTTGACAATATGCTCAACAGTAAAGTCTATGATTTCCTGCTTTGAAGCAGTGATAAACTTCTTCTGCATAGGTGACCACTGACGCACATTACCTGACGAGAATGGTGCGAGTTGTAGTTGCTTGAAGTCTTTGTCAGAAGAAAGAATAAGAATCTTCTGTGGTTCTTCAACCAAACCAGCAAGCATCAACTCATTACTTTGCACATACTCGGTAAGCACTGCAATAATATCGTCTGCTTCAGCACGATCAACATGAATCACTCGCCATGGAAAGTGCTCTGCAATCTCTTGACGCATCTCATTCAATGTGTCAAAGATCAAGTGCCAATCCAAGTCGGAGTTATCACGCATCTTTTTACGACTAGCCTTGTAGTGTTCAAAGACTTCTCGTCTCCAATACTTACGACCATCGCAACACACGACAAGTTCTCCATACTCTTTAGCATACTTTTTCTTGTATGACTTGAGAGTAGAAAGAGTCACGTGACGAATAAGATTCTTCACTTCAGACTCTGTTCCTTTGAGTTCTCGTTGGAAGGTAAGAATGGCAGCAAGTGCCACTTGTGAATAGTCAACTAAAATCATAATTAAAATGCTCCCAACAGAACACACTCTGCGTTAATACGACCATTTGGTGTGCTAGATTTTGTAGTAAGTTTCTTAATCGCACCATTGAGTCCACGTTTACCAAGTGCAGTATCCTTAAAGAATTCTTCTGGTTTGCGTAGTGTAAATGATAGCGAATCCTTGATGCTGAATCCGATAATCGTAGTTCCTTTGACACCAAGTGTGTCCATCTCTGCCTTGTATACTTGAACCTTACGGTATTTCGTATTGTATACCCACAACTCACTGGCAGTGAGAATGTCTTCTGGTTTACAAGACTTGAGTTTAAGTTCAGCAAACTCTCTCATAAATTTGAGTTTACCAACAACTTTGCTTGGTGGTGTTGATTTACGCTTACGTGGTGCACGTGTAGCCTTAGCAGTTTGCACCATCTGCTCGCAGTCTTCAACGATCTGTCCAACAAACTTATGAAACGCTTTCAATTCTCGTTTTGAGAAATTGCTGTATCCCTCAACAAGCTGTTCATCTTCTTCATTGATGGCATCTGCGAGTTCGTTATATGTTCCAACGAACAGATCACCGATCTTTTTAGCGATGGGTGCTGATACTGAATTAGCCAGCAAATAGTTTTTGGCAGAGAAAGTAGTCTTACCTTTACTCAATACAAAGTCATCAATCGCACCTTCGATTTCACCAGCAAGTTCTCTGGCTTTTTCTTCGATACGCTCTTGAATAGAAATAACATTGGTCTTAACGACTTCTGTTTTCTTCTCTTTGACAACCTTATACTTGAACATGAGGTCATCAACAGTTTTGCTGATGAAGTCGATATGCTTTTCTGTTAGGAATTGCTCACGTGTCTTCAGACGACAGATGATTGCCAGCTGTCGGATTTCTGAATCGCTTGCTTTGCTGATAGCCAATACTTCTGCTTTCTTGCTAAGTTTAGCAAAGTACTCCAGAGCAAACTTACGAAGTTGTTTTTCGTTTGCATGCTCTGTGTACCAAGACAGTGCTGTATTAAGACTCGAGTTGTAGTTGTCAAGTGTAACAACTGGTTCATTAGCCATCGTTTCTTTGCGGGATGCAAGAATAGCGTGACCTTTGATACGACGCTTTGTTGTTGCCATAGGTTTGTAACCTCCATTAATAATATCTATTATACATCAATTCACAATAAAAGGCAACAACTAATTTGCAATAACCCCACGAGGTGTAGGGTTATTTCGACGTGACTTTCTCATACAACTCCACAAATTCTTCATGCTCTGCAACTTCTTGTGCAAGGTTTTGTCTGTGGAATGTTTTTGCAATTTTGGAGATAACTTTCTTAGGAATTTGCAATTGATCAGATTGATCTTTTACAATTTCTTTAATCAAATCACGCTCTGCTTCTGTGCGTGTCATTGAATCACTAATTTCACGAATTGCTTTATGCAATTCGGTTTTCTGTTCACTCGTCAAGTTCATTATTTACCTTTCACGTTGACTGTTGCTCTAAATGCTGCAGGAACAATAAATGCAGCTAACCAAGTTTCCAGTGTATATGGAATAACCAACACTGGAAATAAAGTATTGAGTGCCCAAATAAGTGCAAGTGGAGCACCAATAATAATTGCGACTGCTAAGATAAGCATAATCACAATGTTTGTTGATGTTGGTTCTAACTTAATCATAAATCTGCCTTCACTTCTTTGATTGAGTCCCAGCGGAACGATCTCCACTCTTTTTTGTCTTCGTCAAAGACACGCACTGCGGATCCAGAAGTCTTGCTATTTGTCTCTTCCTCCAACCCAGTGCTTGCCTTTGGCTGTTTATCTGCAGGTATTCTTCCTGCGGAGAGAGTGCATCGCATTGTTCTTTCTGTTCCATCTTTTTTGGTAAAAGTAACGCACAGATCTTTGGTGTGTTCATCATGGAGAAGTCCTAGTAACCAGTTTTTAAATTCAGGTGTTTGATTCGCTGGAATGGTTTTCATGATTAAATCTCGCTTTCAAGTCATTAAGTATAGGTGTGAAAAATTCTTCAAGTTGTTTCGGTGTGTAAAATGTTGTGTGTTTACTGTTTACGATATCTTTACCATGCTCATCTTGCATGTACTGCGTGATAGTAAACTCTACAATGTTATACTTGTAGTCTTTAATCTTAATGGTGGTC